GGGTCTTCGAAATTTCTATTCAACGAAACATAATCACTAAAAATTTGTAGTACCACATCATCAATATTGCCCTCAAAACTTCTGTACAATGGAAGTAAAATATCAGCTACCATTTCATGTGAAACAAAATGTAAAGTATAAAGCTGGGTGTTATTATCTCGTATCACTACACGATTAGTAACTTGATAAATTCTAAATACTTTTTCTATAGCTGCTTCGTCGGGAAAGGAAGGTGTTATAATTTTAAAAACTAAAAATTCTTCACCTGTAATTGGCAATTTTTCTATTAGGTTTCTGCTATCAGAAATAACTATGTCACCATACAAAGAACCAGCAAACATATCCTCGTACAAATTAAGTTCAATAAAAAAATCATCTAAATCGATAAGTGCCCCTGTAGCGCTTAACAATTTTAATGATTTTATTGATACGTCACCTGCCTTTTGTAAACTATCGTTAGAACTCATATACTAATCTTATTATCGAATTCTGATTCTACAGCAGACACATATTTTGGTTTAAGTATTTTTATGCGACGTTTAGATTCGTTAACTTCATCCTCATATTCATAATTAGAAATAGCAGTCGCACTTGGATGAGTATTATTTACCCAATTGCCATTACCATCTTCCCAATGGTGTGTAGCTTGAACATTAGCTGAACCATATTTGGAAGAGACATATTCTGTTAAAACGTATGCCGATAGAGGCCAATCATATCTTGGATCTATTATTTCGTTTACATGAAGAATCAACCAGTGGTATTCTGGGCTACCATATACTTTATCAGCAAGTTTTTCTGGAGTATCACCGTCTCTTACATCATATTCATCAAATAGAGAAGCATTATTTTTTATTTCGTCACTGACTGTTACTCGTCTAAAGATATCTTTGATAACTTGTACAGAATCAAGATCATCCAATGAGTAAACATCGTATGGGAATTTTTGAAAATACATTAGTATCCTTCCACGATTTTCTCTTTAGTAAGAATTTCAGTCTCTCTAAATGTCATACTAATATTGACTTCTGAAGGCGCGCCATCTTTAAACGATGCAAATGTTTCACCTCCATAGTCGACGTTCAAATCAGTTAGAACAGCAGGAGCAAATTTATGAAAATAACTATTTTGATTGTTTCCAAAATAATAAGCTATCTGGAATTCACCAGGATAGATGAAGAATAATCTATTCTCTGATAATTCTGGATGCATGTGAAATTTAAACAATCTTACTATGTCTTGAATACTTTGTACCTCAGCTCTATTCTTTGGCATGAATCTGTACTTAAAACTAAATGTTCTGAAGTCGACAGCTTCGAATAAAACTTCTCTAAAAGGATTCAATGCTGTTTTTGAAGATGCACTAATTATAGATTTAACGTCTGTTCCACCAAACATCGACGGCAATTTTGCGAGTCCCATCATGGCTGCTTGCGATGCTTCTCCACCTATATTCATAGCATTTTGAAGAGTTGCGCCGAGATCGGAACCACCAATCTGTCCAATAACACCTGCTAAGGTACCTAAATCTTTATTTGAATATTGGGCACTATATTTTACTGTGGGTTTTTCTTCGATATGTAAAGCAATTACATCTGATATTCTATACGATGTATCTGGTTGTAATATACCTTGATCTAAAATTTTATTTGCAACTGCTCCACCTACTCCAGCACCTACTGCCGCACCTGTGCCAACTACAATTTTATCTACAGTACCACTACCTCCAGATTTCGCTGCTGTATTAGGTTTAGCTCCAGTTTTGGGAACAGATTCAGTCACCTTCTTTGCCGCCATTGCACCAATACTTGCGCCAACTACTGCACCTGCAGCAACACCGAGAGCTTTGCCTGCTGTAGCTAATTCATCTGCTGATAATTGTGCAGCATTGTTACGACGAACCTCGAATAACCTATTGTTCCCCGTATTGAACTTAGATTTCCCTCTAATGTTTATAGAAAAGGAAATATAATGTTGAAGTTCTTGGGATCCTAGATTGTCAGGAAATCTAATAACGTTGATTTCATATTTAGATGCTGATCCTGAAGCTACAATGTCACCGATTCTTTGCTCAAAGTTTCCTGTTCCGGTTTGAGATTCCCTATAGTCGTTTTATATTCTTCTTAAAGCAGCGGTAGACATGGTTTTCCCATAAATAGTTAATTAATTATTTATTGCCAAAATCATGTATAAAAACACTTACAAAGGTAGATATAGAGTTAATAATACCCAGAAATACAAAGGAGACATTAATAACGTCATCTATAGATCTCTGTGGGAACTAAGATTCATGAAATGGTGTGACGAAACTGCTAATATTATAGAGTGGGGATCTGAAGTTGTAATTATTCCTTATATTTCACCCTTAGATAAAAAAGTTCATAGATATTTCGTCGATTTCTATATGAAAGTAAAATCATCTGACGGAATTATTCAAAAATATCTTATAGAAATCAAACCAGAGAGATTTACAAAACCCCCACCGATACCTAAAAGAAAAACAAAACAGTTTATAGACGAGGTTTTTCAATACGGTGTAAATGAAGCCAAATGGAAAGCTGCTTTTGAATTCTGTAAGGATCGCAAAATGAAGTTTATGATACTAACTGAAAAAGATTTGGGTATAGAATCACTTAATAAATATTAGTATGGCAACCTCATTTACTACAATTAAAACCGATCCAAGAGAAGTGGATAAGGCGGTTCAATGGTATCAAGGGCAAATTAAACAACTTGGTACATTGAATCCACAAAACATTATGAGAGAACGAAATAGGCTAACAACTAGAATTTTACCTGGTAAAATGTATTTGTTTTTCTATGACCCAAAGCATAAAGAAACATTGCCTTACTATGATCGTTTTCCTTTGGTGTTGCCTTTTAGAAAAATGCCCGATGGATTTATTGGATTAAATCTACATTATTTACCTTATCTAGCTAGATTTAAATTACTAGGATATTTAGCAGATTATTTGAATAATGACAAACTAGACGAGACATCTAAACTGCAGATTTCGTGGAAGATATTAACCAGTTCTTCTCGCCTATCGCCTATTAATGCTTGTGTAAAACGATATCTGGCAGATCATATTGAATCAAAATTTTTCGATGTACCTGTTAATAGTTGGATGACTGCTGCTATGTTACCAGTAGAACGATTCGTTGGCGCTAATAAAAGTGCCGTTTGGCGAGACTCAAGGAACAAATACTAATGACAACATTTTCTTTAGATAAATTTAGATCTGAAGTTCTTTCCTACGGTCTTGCACGAACTAATCGATTTGAGGTTTTCATTATGCCACCTCCTGCGTTAAACAAATACAGAGATGCCGGAGATCTAGTAAGTCTATTATGTGAGGAAACTAATCTGCCTCCATTAACCACAACAGTAAAATCATATAGACTATTTGGCCCATCGCACCAAAGAGCAGTATCTTCTGAATATGGAGGTGAAGGAATCTCGATGACTTTTCATGTAGATTCAAATTTGTTTGTCAAAAGATTCTTCGAGGAATGGATGAATATTACTGTAGATTCAGAAACATTTCTTTTAAACTATCACGAAGAATACACATCAACAATCTACATAAACCAATTAGATGAGGAAGATAACTTATCATATCGTTGTGAAATTATAGATGCGTTTCCAAGATCAATTAATTTGTTGCAACTGAATCAAGCATCGCAAAATCAAACACATAGATTAACTGTTATGTTTGCTTATAGAAGATGGTATGGTAGAACAAACAGTGAATTAGGAATTCAACAAGTAGAACCAACAAGAACCACATTTGAAAATGTGCCACCACAATGAGGTAACATATTATGGCTTTACCAAAACTAGAAGTACCTACGTATAGTTTAAAATTGCCGTCGACGAATAAAGAAGTAAAGTACAGACCCTTTTTAGTTAAAGAACATAAAATACTAATGACTCTGCAAAATGCGGAGGCAGATGAAGTATCAAAAACTATTCGAGAACTTGTAGATGTTTGCACATTTAATAAGTTAAAGGTCATTGATCTTGCTAATTTTGATATTGAATATATCTTTATTCAATTACGAGCAAAATCAATAGGCGAGACATTAGATTTAATTATTAACTGTGAGTGTGGGAACAAGATAGAACATAAAGCTAATTTGCTTGAGGCAAAGGTAGTTAAAAAAGATAACCATAGCAATAAAATTCAACTCACCAAAGGTGTTGGTATTGAAATGCGTTATCCTAGTTTTGACGAAGTAATCAAAGTATATGAATCAGATAATAAAGAAGATGTAATCAAATTAGTTATCAAGTGTATAAAGGGCGTTTACGATAAAGATAACTATTGGGATTCTTCAGAGCAATCTGAACAAGAAATACTAGATTTCGTAAATGATTTTACCAAAGAACAATTTGATAAACTTGAAGAGTTTTTCGTAACAATGC